ATAATTTGACATGTAGTCAACGAATCGTTTTGCGATGTATTCTGCGTCGTGTTTTTCTAATATCATTTAACCAGTATAAAGCATTTTTTTGATAAAGTCAATGATTTTCTGTTGATCATCAAAAGATTCATTAAGAAACTCGGTCATCTCCATCTGAAGAACGAAGTTAGAGCGAATGTTGTTGATTTTACTCTCACGACCCTTCAACCAAGTCTCATCTTGATTGCTACCACGTTCTGCATAGCGAACGTTTCGTGTTTCCTTGGTGGTTTGTAGATAGACGATACAGGTGTCATACTTATCGACGCATTCTTCTAGGAATGAACCTGTGCAAAGACGATCACCTTCGAATAGAACAATGTCATTGGGAGCACGAGATGCGAGAAACTTCACTGCCTCTGGTTGAACTGCCATTGACATCTTGTCAGTACCACCGAACACTTCACCTTCTTCATACTTACCTAGAACGTAAATATTGTCCTTATTATGATAGGGAACCAACTTCACATCAGTCTTCACTTCGCGAGAAATGCCAACCTCGTCGAGCAAACGCTTCATAAGGGTAGACTTACCGCTTCCAGGTTCGCCAAAAATTGCAATTACATTCATCCAAATAAATCCTCTAATCCAACTGATTTCTGTTCAACATCGAACATCCAATTCATTCTATCTAGTGTTCCAGACCGAACGTATTCACCACACTTGTCCTTATTAACACCATACCGCGAAAGCAATCGAGAGTCAAGGATTTCTTCACGAGATTGCCATAAAACATTCCACTCAATGCCATACCAACCGTCTGCTGCTACCTTATTAATCTCGTCTGCTTGACGATCTAGATAAAACCCTAGATACCGCGACGATCTTTCTCGGAAGATTTTTTTGAACGAGCAAAGACAGGTTTCCATAGTAAATGCGTCGAACTGTGGCGCAAGAGTTGGATAGCGATGACGTAATTCATCCAGAATCGACTGAGACTGATCTTCCAACCACTGATATTCCGCTTGAGTGAGTTTACCATTAATCCATTCTTCCTTATCTAGAGCATAACAGAGACCATTGCGGTGCGACTTGCTACCCGAATAGTCATTCAACATTAGACTGGTAGGTTCGATCTTAATTCCTGCAGTATGCTTTAGATGCTGCATATAAAACCAAGTCGTGTAGCGACCAAACTTGTGATAATTTGTATTGATAACCTTCCATAGATTATCGAAGTTTTGAGTTTCGTTATCGCCATAGTGAGATTCTAATACATCACGTTGTAGTTTCTTACCCATAAACTTCTGATACGATTCAAACATGGACGGAAGGTGTCCTTTGTTGTATTTGGTATCTGTTTGATAACGAAGCCTTTTATAGTTTTCGTTATTCCACCATGTAATACGATCTACAGTTGCAAGTTCGTAATCGGGAAACTCATTCTTGAGCACCCAAGATGTTGGAAGGTAATAGGTGTTACCGTATAACCAGCACAACCAAATACGTTCTTCGTCATTGTGTTCATAACGCGTATTAAGGTAGTTGGTCTGCCAGACAGAAGGATCGCAATCCTTGTGACTAACAGACCAAGCATACCAGCGAATGAACAATTCGCGATTATTCATTACACATAATCTTCAGCAGCAATCCATTCACCAGTTTCTTCATCATGATATGAGTCAGTTTTTTTATCGTAATAGTGCATAATCTTACCATCATCATATATTGGAGCAATGGTATCGCTCTCGTCGTATGCTGGAATTTCCACATCAATTTCTGTCATCTCGTTTTTGATAAATGAGTCTAGAAGAATGATTTTAAGGTTACATCTAGGGTTCATTCTTTGAGCGGAAGCGATTAGTTTTTTCCAAGAGGTTTCCCAATTCTGGTAATCTGTTAACCAAGAATGGTGTGTAATGATCACACCATCCCAGATATCTGCTTGTCCCATCTTATTTTGAATACCACCAATACCCGAATTATAAATGGAACTAGAGGTGACTGTAGTGACAGCATGATTGGGATATTTCAAAGCAATTTGCCTTTCAATATCTTTCAAATCTTGTTTAGAGTATATCTGGTAATTCATCGATGCAACTGCTGAATTGGTTTTAACCCGCTCGATTGCCTTTTTCAAATTAGATGAGATGACTGATCGTGACCAAACAGCATCAAATTGATGTGTTACACTCAATCTAAACTTATCGCTGTCGAGTAGAGTAAATTTATCGTCGTCAAGAGACTTGATTTTTTTCTCATAACTCAGAATGATTAGACGTTGACAGTCAGCAGGTGTGTTCCCCTTTTTCTTAAGTGGGTTGTAGTTTGCTAAGTTTCCAAAATAATCAATCGTACCTTCATCGTCGTCAAATTCGCTGCTATTGAGATAGATAACGGGTGCACTGGTCCAACCTGCATCTTCTGCTGCACCAGAAGTATGATTACCATCAACAATTAGTTTTCTTCCATCGGGATAAACGACAACAATAATCGGTTGAACATGTTTTCTCGCTTCGGCAGGATCTGACCTCATCTGGGTTGCAATTTCCTTCCTGTGTTCAGGATCATACAATTCTTCCCGAACCTGATTATGCCCGAATGTTTTAATTACATCAATGGATTCTTCAATCTTCGTATAATGACCGTTCTTAATCAACTTGAGGATTTTCTTGGCCAGTTTTGTATTAGCAAGAGCGAACATATCAAAAACTTTAGGCGCAGGATCAATACCATTAATCCAATCGAGACCAACCTTAGAATGCTCGTAGGTAATGACGGACATGTCTAGAACGCCTCCCTCACCACCACCACCGTTGCTGGAGTTATACCACATATCATTACGACGAGCATCAGCAGATTTCAGTAGATATCTCTCGAGGATGATTGCAATTCTGGCAGAACCAAAATACAGAATTGTTCTGCGAAGGTTGCCCAACGACCATGCTCGTTGAAGTTCTGGATTTTTAGACGAGAAAATATATCCATCATCTACATCTGCGCTCTTGCGAAATCCAATGTAACGCTTACCAGTTACATGGTCAAACCAACCATAAACATATCCCTTGGTCTTGGCAGAAATTGTAGATAATAGATCCTCTATCTCATAATCACAATTGTCAAAACTAGAAACTTCAATAATTTGCGGGTCGCATTTCATTGCCATGATATAAAAAATCCTTCATAATTTAGACAACCATTATACTAAACTTTAGAGGAAAAGTAAAGGGTTTTCTTCAAGTTTCGCAAATACTTTTACGCATCCGCCTTTACCCTTTCTAAACACTGCTTTATTAATGACAGTATCGTTGATGTCGTATAGACCATCGCGGTAGGTTGGACCATTGAGTTTGAACATAGACAGTTGACTGCCTGACTTCTGCTCACCGAGGAAAGTGAATCCGCATTTCTCGTAGAATTGCACTGCATCAGGTTCTGCTGAAACTCGGAAGTAGGTGGCATTGTATCGATGCGCTTCAGCAATGGCAAAGTCACATAACGTCCTGCCTACACCCTTACCACGCGAGGCATAGAACGTATGTAGCAACTGTAGGTTAGCGATGATGGGAGTTCTCTTAGAGAATGATACGATGATGGCGCCGAGAAGATTATCATCTTCCCAGACGCCCATACAGTTATCCCAGAGTTCTTGCATATCTGCCTTTGCGACAAAAGTCTTTGCAAAGGAATCTTGCTTCTGAGTTGTAATGTGTTTACTAAATTCCTCGCGAGTGGTCGAACGCAACCTAGACAACATCGTGAAATTCTCGTTTCTTCTCACCACGAGACTTATCATACTTGGTCTTAATCCAACCAGCGTATTCATTTAGATCCCAGATGAATGGAGGGAAGTCAAAGTCGTAGTAGTCGAGGATTTCTCTCACACTCGCCCAACTACCATTCAATGCAGCATCAATAAACGCAGTCGCGAACTTAAACTGATCTTCAATCTGCTTACGATCGGTAGTTGAACGGAAGCAACGGAACTCAATTGTGCCAGTATGCTTCATGCAATACATGTTGATCGCATAACGGAAAGGACGCCCCATCGAAACGCCATCTTTACCTGCTGCATGCATCTTGATAAACGAATCGAAGTCAGTTGCAAGGTTAGCAATGTTATCGCACATATAATCGGGCATCTCGCGACCACCGTCAAACTTGAGATATGTCGTAGCACCCTTTGCTGACTTCATACCACCACCGTCGCGGAACTGATAACACGCTTCAATAGTGTCTTTCTGGTTTGCCTTGATAAACGCAGTAAGACGCTTCAGTGCATCAATGTCATCTTTAAGTCCTGGAACAAAAACGTGAAGGTGTCCATGGTTGACGCAGGATGCAGTTGGTTCGTT